CTTGTTACAGGAAGAACACGCACCGGAATGCCAGCTGCTCGGTAATCCTCTAACACCGTCTCTATCTTTAGTTTAACACTATCCGGAAGATTCCCATTGCGGTCATGTGCGTATACGTTCACTCTTCCTGTTTCCTCGTCCACGTACACCCCTGCAACCTCTTCTACTGTCCGTGTACCGTATTCAATCGCAGGTTTAGTAGCTTTGCTTAGGGATTTAATAAAAGCGCTAAAACGGGCTCTCTGTTCCTCTAATGGCTCCTGGTCTTGCCCTGTCTGAAATGCAGAAGGGTTTGATACTTTGCTAACGTTAGCAATAGGAGACTGCATCATATCTAATGTCTTCTCTGGAATGTTTCCTGTCGATCCAGGGGATAAGCAATACACTTCGAAATCCGCTACTAGTGATCCTTTAGGAATACGGTAGTCCACTAATGTTTCGTATAGTTGCGGGTATGCTGTAGAGCTAGATAGAAAGCGGGAACCACGAGATAGAATGACATCATTTTGTAGTGCGTTGTGAAATGATACCTGAACAACACCATAAGCTCGTACTGATTTCTTTCGTGTGAATCCAAATGAGCTGTATACGCCCTGCTCAATGGCCTCTGTCATGTTCTCCCTATTCAGAACATAGTACTGTTCTAACTCCATCGAGATGGCCTCATACATCGCTCTAGCGGCACTCCCTACTGAGAAGTCATTAATCTCATCTGTATTTGTAATTGTGTAGTCTAAGAGTCGTGAATAAATTTCGGACATCCGTTTAAATTTCATAAGCTCACCTGCTTTCTATACACTGAAATCTCGGTAGTTATCAGTTAGGACTACCGGGCCGTTATTTTGTGCTGCAATAGAGAATTCAAAAGCTTCCTCTAGGGAGATCGATGTAACACTAAACGTAGCTTCGTATCCGTTCCCTTTAATAGATCGGTATAACATCTCGCAGTTCGTTACACGCCCATCTGTTCGTAGAGTACGTTCGATCTCTAAATCGATAAGAGCTGCATTCTCTTCTGTATTCTTCATCCCAAGATATTTATGTAAGTCTGATCCGTAAGAAGGGTGTCCAACATAGCTTCCTCTAGGAGTGATAAGTCGAATGTATAAAGACTGCTTTAAGTTTTCAATCCCTCGGATCGTTTTAAGCCCACCTCGGTTATTGGCCTTTAGTTCGAATACTTCTGAATCTCGACTAGGTTCTGTTAGTGTTCGCGGCTTAGGTAAGATATCGAAGTCTTTACCTAGCGCTAAGGCAAACAATTCTTCCTGGTCATATTCACTTGTTCGTTTTAGTTGTTGAATAAGGTTGGATTGTACGTCATTCTCTATCTTAATAAGAAGGACATCCCCAATCGTTAGAAGATGGTCTGGGTTTTCCATCTTTTCTGTTGTTGTGTCTACCAGGTACGGGTATTGAAGATTGTTAAACCGTGCGAGGTCTTGCCACTGGGACATATCCCCTAAGTGCTGCTGTGAAATCCCCTGCAGGGTATCCCCTTCCTTAATAATATGCTGTCGAAATTTGCTCATTAGCGAACTCCTTTCTCGTCCATAATAACTTCTATCTGGTTCTCTAAGTAACCAAGGGAGATGTTCATGTCTCGCATGTTTTCGATGAACGAATAGTAAGCAGGCTTAGTACCGAAGAAGTCTGCTAAGTAGTTTAAGTTTTCTCGAGCTCGTAGGATATCTTTCTTTGATACGTACTGTAGTTGAATAGGGTCATTGTCAATCATGTATAAGATTGAGAAAGACTCAAGAACAGCAATACGCAGTAAGAGATAAATACGAGGGTATGCAGATGCCAGGTTACTGTTAAATGCGCGGTGAACAATTGTCGTTCCATCCGTTTCTGCCTCTACTACTTCTATTTTACCACTAACCAGTAAATTCTGAACGAGCCTGGAAATAGTAGATAATGAATACGTAGGTGTGTATAATTGAGATACAAATGGATTATCCTCGTCTGTACGATTCATTGGCACTGTCCCATCGATTAATACCGGAATACTAGAGATAAACCGAATAAGCTCTGAAGCATATTTCATTATCTACCACCTCCATTGTTTCGTAAATAATAACCAATTGCGTACCCTAACCCTGTTTGACCGGCTGTGTAAGAGCTTCGAGATGGAGCCTGCGGGTTAACAGGTGATCCGCCTGAATTTGGGACATAGTTACTACCTGCGCCCTTATTGTAAATACTATCGTTGCCTGATGTAGGATCATATACTTTGTCATCTCCTGTGTTCCCGTTGCTATCCTGTGCTCCTCCACCTACCCCACCATTCTGCGCCCAATCTGGGACAGGGAGAGAAGGGAAACGATTCCCGATCTCTGGGCTAGCAGAATCACTATCATCAATTTCTCCGGCTCTTCGAAGGATTACAAACTTAATGTCGTATCTGTACGTTAAAGGTGAG